TTAAACCCAATGTTTCAAGCGCCCATTTAACAATGAAAGAGTCATCGATTCCCCATTGCGCAACGATAGGCTCAGGGATAATCAAATTGCCTTCTTCAATCATAGGATTAAATTGGCTCATCAATTTAAAATATAAAGTTTGCTCAGGATTTTGAAGTGCATAATTAACGACACGAATTTCAACTCGGTCTGCAATTTCTCTTACTCCTTTAACTGGCTCAATGAATACTATCATATTAGTCTTTTATAAAAATCTCCAATAATTGTGCTTTGGCTAACACGGTAAATGACTCTGAATCTTTTACAAATCCTTTTAAAGTTTCTTGGTCTGACTTGTCTAAATCTAAGACTTCGCCTTTAAATAATTTCTTTGCCCAATCCCAAAATTTAAGTGCATCTCCTTTAGATGCGGAGGCTAATGCGCCAGCTAACATCTTACCAGCATTACCACCCTCAAATACTTGGTCATCAAGACCGATAAAGTCAAAGTTAAAATCTAATTTCATTTGGTTGTTTTTTTTAGTTTACAATCATAAATAGCTATTATCCAAAATTTTACTAATATATGTAATTGCCATTACTATCAACTTGAATAGAAAATGTTGTATTTCTATATTTAGGCTCATTTTTGGATTTATCTATTTTAGTTTCAAAAAATGAATTTGGACTATTATTATCTGATTTAATTAAAACTCCATTTTTATATATTCTATAATAAATTCTTACTCCAAACAAATAACTATCAGGGAAAGGGAAATTACTTTCAACATATTGATATGGATAATCAGAATTTACAACTCCATTTTTTGTATCTCTTGGAGGATTTACAACATAAATTTGATTAGTTGTAAAAAATTGTTGATTAATAAAACCTATTAAAATCTGTTGGCTATAATTAGCCTGATTATTTACTGCATAACTATAAGTTAATCCATTGACATCATTAGGAATACGGTTATTTGTTGTTTGAAATATAGGTAAAAACGTATAATTATTAGACCATATAATCGTTTGTTCAATTGAATTTCTAAAAGTATTATTAACGTAATTTTTTATTAATGTTTTTTCTTTTCTCGGTATTGTAATATTAAGAGAATCAATAACTAAATTATCATCATCTCTTAAATTTTCATCTTGGCTAACCGTTGACATACGGAAATATGTAATTGGTAAACTAAAAAATACATAAAATCCATATTGACCTATTGGAACGGTTACATTATCTTTTTGAGTGAATACCGCAATATTAAAAGCGCTACCTTGAATAAATGTAAAATAGTCTGTATTATAAAAAACTTGAATATCATCAACTACTCTAAATGGTATTGGTAATTCAAACTCAATTCTAACCTTTGAATTATTGGTACTTGGAAAGCTGTTGATTGTTAAAATATTATAGTGATAAACTGAATCGGTTGGCGCAGCATTATTATTTATGCTTTTACCGTTGTAATAACTTTGATTATCAGTGCCACTACTAAATGAGAATATAGGAGTACTAAATACATAAGTTGACACCGTATTACTTGTCGCATTATTATTTAAAATACTACCACCATAAGCCGAAGCAAAGTTTGTATAATTCCCTACGGTAATGGCTCTAACTAAAAATTTAAATTGACCATAATACCCAGCTGGTAATGAAGCCGAAGTTGAGAATGTTACTGACCTACCATAAATATTTAAATCAAAAATATCAGGTTTAGTAATTAAACTTACATATTCAAAACCACTTGCTAAGTCATCAAACATTACGATTTGCCCTGAAGTCGCAGCGCCTAAAGTTCGCATTATTATTTCAACCTCTCCCGACTGATTTAGATTGAATGCACTTGGCATTGACTTAGATAATGTCATTTGAGGATAACCATACTGACAAGTTCCGTATTGATTTGCTACTCCTTGCCCATTAGCATCAAGCCATTGGTTACATAAAGCCGTTGCATTAGTATTCGCATTAGCATCTGCATCTGCTTGGCTTATAGTACTTGTATAAGTAGCCGTAAAGAAAGGCGAATAAACTTCTTGATAAGAGCCTATTCCATAATTACCGCAATCATTCTTTTGGATTGTACGGACTAATCTTTTAGTTACTGAACTTGTCCAAGTTGGAACTCCACCAACTCCCGTATAAACCGTGTTAGAAGTCTTGGTTATTGTTTCGCCTCCACCTTCAACCGTTGCATAATTTGAATAAGTTCCTTGAGTTGAAGTAGTAACGTATATCGTTATTACTGCCCCAAATCCTACGGGCAATGATGAAGTAAAGGTTGCCGTTACTTGTTGTCCTGATATACTAAATCCCCAAGCTGGAGTATCTCTTTCATACCTTACAAAAGATAATCCATTTGGAATATAATCCCGAACGATTATGTCTCCTGAGGAATTGACTTGACCATTGTTTGCAATTATTAGCCGATAAGCAAATTCTTGCCCTGAGTTAGCACTTGTTGGCGCAGTCTTTGAAATCGTTATGTATGGCGCTGGAACGTTACACCTTTGGCAGTAAAGATACCACTCAGTCGGAAATACCGTTGGCAGACTTCCATCAGGTCGAGGAGTATAATACTGATTTAATGCAATCGTTTGACCACTTGAATTTTGAAGTTGACCAAGTTCGGCCAATGTAATAGAAATTGGAGGATTCGCTAAAGATTCCCCCGTCATTTCATTATAAACATCGGCAAAAGACATTTCGCCACTTCCTTGTAATGGCATTTATTTAGAAGCTACAAGTGTTTCTAAATTCTTAATTTTAGTATTTTGTTCTTTAATAGCTTCAATTAATAAAGCTGTTATGTTTCCGTATTCAACTCCCATTAAACCATCGTTACCCGTATTTACAATCTCAGGGAATACTTTGTCTATTTCTTGAGCAATTACTCCACCATGTCGCTTGTCATCGTAATTAGTATTATAAGTGTATCCCGATATTTGACCTACTTTTTCAAGTGCATTTTCTATTTTAGTTATATTGCTTTTAATACGAATATCTGAGTTTGCAGTAATTGTTGAAGTTGCTCTAATTGCACCTGATACGTATAATCGCTCGCCATTGTCTGTAGTAGTACCCATAAGAATATTCCCCCCACTCGTGATTCGCATACGTTCTACAATACCAGCACCCGCATTAGTATAAAATATCATATTACCAGTAGATGTAGATGTATCTCTTTGAGTAGATATTTGTGCATTTCTATTTGTGCCATCTAAAAATGCTATTATACCAAGATTACCAGCACCTGTAGTTGTAGGGCTTTGTAATTCTAAAACGCCTGCACTTCCCGATGTAGTGCCTCCTCTTATTGTTAATGTAGTCCATCCAAAACCTGTTACATCAGGAGTAGTAGTTCCAATCCCTACGTTGCCAGCAGAAGTAACAGTTAAAACATCTGCCCCAGCACTATAACTATATAATCTAAATGTTTCATCTGAAGTATTTCTATTACCTAAAATCCAAGTATCAGATACACCCGTTTGAAATTTAATAATACCATTAAACCCTGTTGTTGAACGATTAATTGTTAGTGCAGGAGTATTGGTATTACTCATATTGGCAATTAAACCTCCTCCACTTGTAGTAACACTACTACTAAATGTAGCTGCACCTGTGGTAGATAATCTAAATGGTGAAACTCCTAATGTAAAATTATAAATTTCCCATCGTGAATCTGAATTAGTAATATTTATACCCGTTGCCCATATATTTCCTGCAGCCGTAGTTTTATAACGAGTAACGGCAACCCCATTTGTAGTTGTACTATTTAAATTAATTCCTGAATCCCCTGATTTGCTTACTGTTATATCACCACCTGTTAATACCGTACTGCTAAATATTGCACTTGTTCCACTCAATGCACCCGTTAATGTACCTCCAGTTAATGGTAAATATCCACTTAATGCAGAACCATAGTTAGGGATATTTAAAGTGTTTGCACTAAATGTCGCAGCACCACTTGTACCCGTTGTTGTTAGGGATATTGTGGATTGCTTATTATTAAAAGTTGTCCAATCGGTTGAAGACAAAAATCCTGAAACTGAAGTTGTTGCTTGGTTAACTTGAATAGAAGTACCGCTTCCAATGACTGCTCCCGTACCTCCCGTAATTGTAAGAACTGAACTTGTTGCTTCGGTTAAATTACCACCCGTTAAACTAATTACTCCCGTAGTATTATTATAAGAAACGCTACCACTTGCACTTAACAATGCTCTTACGCTTGCATCGGTATAAACCGTACCCGAATAACTAATTGCACCCGTAGTATTATTATAAGTAATACCAGTTCCTCCACTTAATGAAGTCAAAGAAATACCACCTAATCCAGCAAGAGTGTAATTAGGGACATTTATTACTCCCGTTGTATTGTTGTAGGTAGAAGCGCCACTCGTTCCCGTAGTTGTCAAAGATATTAATGCCCTAACCGAAGCATCCGTGTACACCGTGCCACTATAAGAAATTGCACCCGTAGAACTATTATAACTGATACCCGTTGCGCCACTCAGCAATGCACGAATGGAAGCATCTGTATAAACCGTACCCGCATATGAGATAACGCCCGTAGTTGAATTATAAGAAATACCCGAAGTACCTGATAGGAAAGAAGCAGTAATACCACCAAGACCAGCCAAAGTATAAGTAGGGACATTCAAGACACCCGTTCCACTTGAATAAGTAGATGCGCCTGAGTTACCCGTTACCGTTAAACTAATCGCACCCCTCGCCCTTGCATCAGTAAAATACTTATTAGTTGGAGTTGCTAATTCTTGAATATCATCCGTATCCAAGACAACAGTTCCAACTAAGCCGTTTACTGATATTACTGCTCCACCAATTGCAGCTTGAAGTTCAGCAATAGTCTTCTTAAATAGTTGCCCCGTAGTTGCATCTCCGATACCAAATAAATCGGTAGATAAAATTGCAGTCTTTGAGACTAATTGGTTTATTTTCTTATTTGCCATTTCTTAACTTGGATATGTAAAGTCGGTTGGTATTTGACAACGATTAGAAAGCATCGGATAAATTACCGTAATATCGGCTTTGACTCCAGCTAAATAATCTTTCTCGTTTTCAGTAAAAAATTCTAATGTAATTCCTTCGCCAATCTCCCAATTAAAATTTGGATGCTTTAGCATTGAAATAATATCTTGGCAGATTAGTAATTGGTCAGACAAAACCTCCGTTTCATTAGTCTCGTCTTGAAGTTGCCTATCAAGAAAGAATAAACTAAATGACATACTTAATTCTTTGCCGTTTATTTGGCTTCCAGTCAACGAATAGAACATTGATGGGTAAACATTATCAGGCTGAGAAAGAAACTCCCAAACATCGCCAAAATAGACCGTATTAATTTGGTCGTGGCTTTGGGCAATATCCCTTATTAGCTTGATTGTTTGATTTAATGTCAGTTGTTTTATTGCCATTTGTTGTTAAATAAACAATTAGTTTATTAATGTTTTTGGTTGAGAATGCTTTTGGCATATTAATTATTATAATTTTTTTTGCTCTTCATTACGTGCTGAGGATAAGTCATTCCAAATAAACTATTCTCATCTCCTAAAAATATACTCGACTGATAACCATCTTTTTCGGGATACATCGTATCGATGCCACTACCAGGATTAATATATTCAGGGAATAAATTGCTTGTACTAACCTCTTGCAAATATTTAATCATTCTTTGCTTATAAAACTCGGCTCTTGAACGATAACGATTTGCCACATCAATCAAATCTTGCATATTAGGTTGGTCAGAATTATCCGAAGTCTTTCTTATCAATCCTTTATTATAAAACTGAAAAGATAAACCTACGGGCAATTCAGATAAAACGTAATAAACTAATGTATCAGTAACGTAGTCATTTAATAAAGCCGTTTCAACGTTGCTTAACGTAGCATTTTCAATACCCGTTTGAAGTTTAACGTATAAAGCCGTTCCTAATGCTGGCAAAATATACATATCCTGAGCAGTTTTAATCTCAGGCATTATTAATTTATCATCAATATTAGAATGAACTGCCGTTCTTTCTTTGATTGCGTTTGCCCCTATAAATAATGTATTCTTCATATTAACCTTTCTTAGTTACGAATTCACTAAACCACCGATGCCTACAACTTGGAGAATGCTGACCATTTGGTTTAGTCCACCAACCGCCTCTTCTATCAAATACGCTATATCCTAATCGTGCTGATAATGTTTCAATTTCTGCCCTTGAATATAGCCTATCTAATTGCATTAATCTTGCACAAAAAACACGACTTGGATGGTCAGCTGAATTACGTTCATTTGCTGGTATATCACTTCTCCATTGATATGAATACCTAACTACAAAACTTGTCGTTGTTGGTTTAGGTGCATTCAATTCAGATAATGGTTTTGATAGTTTTCTCTCAATTATTCCTCTTGAAACTGAACTTCCAATTACACCTCTTTTTTCTAAGCCTTCTAAAACTCGACTAATAATTAATAAATCAACGCCAAGATTTCCAGCAATAATCTCAGGACTTATTCTTTTATCTTTCTGAATTAAATCTAATATATTAGCCTCTAATCCTGAAAGTGCTTGCTCGGCAAATTCTAAATGAAATCTTTCTTCTTCTTCATTTACTGATGAACTAAAAACCTCTCTTGATTTAAAAACTACATAATCACTTTTTGGAACTCCATATTCAGAAAATAAACCAATTACCTCATCCTCACTAAATTGCACTTTTGATTGTTGAACTTCAACGGGTGCTACTTCAGGAACTATTTCAGCTTCCTGATATTGAGTCATATCAATACCTAACTTTTCAAGTATCCATTGCTTAGGAGCAACTTGCAAAATAATTGATTCGCTAAACTCTATGCCAATCGGCTCGACTGGTACGATTTGGAGTTCTGAATTAGCACCGTGTAATTTGGCAAGTAAACTGAATACTTGCTCAAGAAATATTTGCTTATCATTAACGTAAGTATTTTTAAAAATCTCGTAAGAATCTCGCATTTGTTGACGAGTTCCTAATTGACCTGGAGTCGAAATACCAAACAAATCAGGAGCAGTAATTTGATGACCAGCAAAGATATTCTGCTGAATCATTTTATCTACATTACCAAAATCTTCTTTTGTAATATCCGAAGCACCTAAATCCTCAATGACTGGCTTTCTTGAAGCATCGTTTACAAATGAAAGTATAAACTTTTTGCCATCGCTACCCGTAAACCTATCCGTAAATTTGCGTTCAATTTGACGCTTCTCATCATCTGATGGCTCGCCATTAGGTAAAGTAATTAATTTACTTGCACTGAATCCCGTTTGGGCATTACCTAAAACGTGCTTAGATATTTCAATATCTGATTCAACATAGTTTAAAGCACCGAAATAACCTGGCAAAGCGTAAGCATTAAGGTTAGGTCTATATTCCTTTAAATACATTATCTGGGTGCCTTGTCTTAACGTAGAATTAAATCCGTTAAAGACCTCTCTTTTATACTTTCTATCTTCCCAATTCTCGGAATACCAAAACTGAGTATTGTCAGCATTTGTACGAATCTTTGTATAATCAACGTGATAAACCTCTGCAAGATTTTCTCCCGTTACACTCCAAATAATCTGCAAGTAAGCACCTCCAAATAACTCAATATCAATGGATGCTTTTCTTAATACTTCGGTCAACGACTCCACTCGGTTGGCTTGTGCGATGAATTGTTCACCAATAGGGTCTACACCCTCTTTGATTTTGAAGCCATTCCCAGTTATGTAGTTGACCTTGCCTTTAATTATCGCATTATGCTTGGCAGACTTATTAAATAAATCGACCAAGTAATTAGGATAATCATTCTTTTTCCCAAATTCAATATATCCTTCTCCTTCGCCTTTCTTCTCCCGATATTCAGGTTGTCTTGCCTCCGCAAAAGTTAAAACCATTAATTGATTGCTCATATATCTCTTACTTTGTAAGTGTTTGTTTGGTTGCTATAAGTTGTAAAACTAAATTGACTTGTGTCATTTAATGTCGCTTGTCCACTTTCGACCATTGAAGTTGCTTGCGATGGGATTAAATTAGAACTTGAAACTTGCTCATAAATCTGATATGACCATTCGCCAGGCAACTTGCCCGTAAAATAGGAATTAACCGTTATATTAAAAGCATTAAATCTTTCTTGATATGTTGATAAATCGGCATTGTTTAAAATCACAAAAGCAACAGTTTCATTTGTATTTCTTGACTTGAAATAAAATAACCAATTAGGCGAAGTAAGAGTTGCCTTCTCGCTTAACGTTAAAATTATTTTATTGACTTGACCTTTGATTAAATGTATCATCAAATATAAATAGCATTAACAAAATTGTTTATATAAAAAAAGGGGAAGCATCTGCTCCCCCCTTACCCGTCAACCAAACGACTATCTTTAAGCGCCTGGAGTAGTCAATGCAGTAAATACACCTGAAGCTACCGTAGGTGCTAATTCTTTCTCAGTTGCTGAGAAAGTTAAAGTATAACCTGAACGGTCTCCTTGAGCAGTACCCGTAGCACCGTTACCACCAGTGATGTTAATTCCGTTTACACGACCTAACAACCAAGTTGCATCATTATTGTCTTTGACAACACATAACAACGTATTTTGAGCCAACAAAAGAATTTCATTTCTTGTTGACACTTGTAATTTATTCAATACTATCGATAATTCTTGAGCATAGAAAACCGTACCATTTTGGACATTAGCATTAATGTTTTCAGTCAAAGAAGCAGTACCAGGTACTAACTCATATTTCCAAAATCTTTTACCAGCTACTTTAGTTAATGCTGAAACCGAACCCGAAGCAACGGTAATTGCACTAATATTTCCTTTTTCGATAAAATACACTTCTGTTATTCCACCTAATGAGTCACGACAATCTAAAGAATATCCTTGAGTTAAAGCACACGGCATAATTTTATTTCTTTAAAGTGTTAAAAATTCGGGCAGTCACAACCAAGCAATCTGCCCGAACTTATTTGTAAGATTATTAAGCTAAGATAAAATCTACCATTTCATCTGGAAATGCGAAGTTTACACCAAACTTAAACGCTGCCATGAACTTAATGTTCATTGCATAAGGGTCGTGTAACAATTCAAATTGCTCCTCTTCATTTAATAAGTCAGTACCGATGAACAAGTTAGAAATACGACCAGCGTATATCTTTGAAGTTCCGTTCAATCCTTGAACTGCGATAACCTTAATAGTTGTTCCTGGTAAAGTTAATTCTCCAGTAGCTTGACCATCAAAAGTATAAGCAAACAAGTTAGCATTTTTCAATGCTATAGTATAAGTACGGAAAACATCATTACCAACAAAGATAGCAACATCATCCTTATCAACTATTTGCGCTGGGATAGCCTTGTAAACTGCGTCTAAAACCGCAACAACAACACCACTTGTGATACCAGCAGAAGCAGCCAAAGCAGTTCCGTAATAGGTAGTTGTATTAGCGTGAACAACTGAAGCAGATGCAGCAGCAACTAACTTAACAAAACCATCAAATTTATTTAAGTTGCCATTTGCTGAAGCAGTATCTCCAGTCCAAATAGCAGTCTCTAATTGAGCAGCAATTCTTGATGCTTTCTTAGAAGTATAATCAGCAGCAAAAGCGATTGAATCATACATTGAACCAGCAGATAATGCTTTTTGCAAGTATTTAGATTCTAATCCTTTTGGACATAATGCCTCTTGTACTTTAATTTTACCAACAGTTACACTACGCTGAGTGAAAGTAGTTGTACCCGATGCGTTGAAACCGCAATCGCTATCATCTTGAAAGAAAGCATCAGTATCCATAATACCAATTTTCTCTGAAGATTTTACTCCAACTAAAACATTACCTTGAGATTTAATCAAAGTAGCAGTTTTAGAGCCAAGAACTGAAGATGTTACTAATAAAGCTTCGTTTTCTTTGGCGTAATCCGTCAATGTACTTACAACAAATGCCATAATTTTTCTTTTTTAAAATTTTTAATTTAAAGTTTTTACTCTTTCCAAGAATCGCTCTATTTTGTCAGCCTTTGGCTCAACGATTCTAAAGTTATTTTTTGGGTTTTGAATTGGGTCAGCTACTGGAGTCTTTGAAAATCCTTCCAATACATTTAACATTTCACTAAATCCTTGATTAAACTTGCTTTCTAATTCCCCTAACTTGTTTTTTAAAGCCTCATTCTCGGCTTGCAAGTAAGAAATAGTTGAGTTCATTTCATCAAATTGAGAATCTGCTTCAATAGGAGCTTCTTCTGAAGTTGGTGCTTCGGCTTGAGGAGTTTCAATTCCTTCAACTTTGCCACCAGCAACGGTAATCATAGTACCATCAGCAAGTTCATACTCTCCATCGGGAGCAGATACTGAGTTACCTGATTCATCAACAAGCATAGCATCTGCGCCAATCTCTAAACTTGATAAATCGATTTTACTACCATCTTTAAGGTCGTAAGTTTCGAATACCAATTGAGTCGCTGGCTCAGGTGCAATTTCTTCAGTTTGTTGAACCGAATTATCGGCTAACATAACTTTAATTTTTTCAATTGCTTCTGAAACGTTCATAAATTGTTTTACTTATTTGATTATAAATACTGATTAATTAATACTTTATCATTTAGACTTGTTCTAAAATCGAACATATTTCTGACCACAATGATTCTTCAACACTCATTGGTTGTTGTCCTTTCTTGTAATTAAATATGCCCTCAACACTAAATCCTTTAAACTCGCCTGATTTAATCTTATTCCAAACGGATTCATTTTCAACTTTAAAACTACCAAACCAAGAGCCTTCAGGTGCATCCTCAAATCCTTTCATTGCAACGATTCCCCTTGAAGAATCGACAAGCCAAGATTCGTACATCGTTACCCCTTCAACCGCTAAAGCCTCATCGTGCATTAAGTTTACGTTTGACTGATAACCTTTCTTGAAAAACTTTTGTGCTATCTTCTCAATTGTTGGAGCAGTAAACGTAACATAATACTCGCCATTTTGGTCATTACGATAAATAGGAGTTTCAGCTAACATTAAAGGACCTGATACGATTCTTCTATCCTCTGATTGAATAACAAACTTAGCCTTGTCTTCTTTAAACTTTAGGAAATCTCTTTCTATTGCTGGTCTGTCTACCAAAGCAACAAAGTCAACCTCGACATCATCGTTTAAATCTTCGCTAATTTCAAGTTGGTAAATTGGTAATTTCATATTATTTGTTTTTAAATTCTTGCAGAGTTTTCAATTCTCCTTATTCTTTTTTGGCTTCCCGTAATATCTGACTCGACTACGTATGCCCTTGCTGCTACATTTCCAATTGCATTTAAAGAAGTTTGGTCTAAAGCCGTTGGCGCATTAGGAGTAAAACTTGGAGGTACTGGCGCAGCGTTTAATCTTGGCGCTCCTGAACTTCCACTTGTATCATTTACCGCACCTGGTATTGGAGTATTAATAATTGATTGGACACTTAATAAACCTTGAGCAATTGTCGCTGCCGCTGCAATAAAACCAAATGGAGGAGGCAGTTCTAAAGCTGCCGTTGCCCCAACATAAGTATTAATCGTAGCATCTGCAATACCTAATGCTTTACCAGCTACTGAACCTTCGCCAGCTAATTGCATTCCAGTACGAAGAGCGTTACTAATAATACCTAGTTTTTGCTCTTGAGTTAATTTTGCAATCTTAATTTCAGAATCAGCAGCAGCCTTAATCGACCTATCCATTGCAGAAGTTACTAATGCAACGGTTTTAGGTTTATTGTTTTGAACTATATCAAATATATTCTTTACATCCTTTAATTCTTTTACCTCGCTTTTGCTTGATTCTCTTTTAATCTTATCAATTTGCTCGGCTGATTTTCTTGTTAAATCGGCTTTTAATCTTTCATTATCAGAAAACAATAATAAGTCTGCTTCTAATTGTTGTTTTACTTTTACAATCTTTAATTGATCTTGACTCAATCCAGCCTCCGCAAGTTCATTTATTCTCGTAATTCGTGCTAACTCATTAGCTAATTCTTGGTCAATCCTTTCGTTTTGCTTTTTTAAATACTCATCATTACCTTTCTTTTGAATAGCTAAAACTGATTTTTGATAATTGCCTTCAATAACAACTAATTCGTTTTTTGAATTAGCTAAATTTTTTGTTTCTTCTTCACTTAATTTTACACCATTACGTTTCTTAGCCTCTAGTACATTAATATCTTCTTTGGCTATTTGCTTTCGTTTTTCAGATAGTTCTTTCTCAGATGCCCCTTGTGATTCAAGAACTTTTAATTCCCTCTCATATTGCTCTTTACGACCTTTAGAATTTTTAGCATATAATTCAAGCGCCCTATCAGTTTCAGAAGTAATTCCAACAAAATCAGTGACACTATCAACAATTTTACCTATTGCATCAGCTACAAGACCTAAACCTGGTACTAATTTTAAAATCGCTTCCTTAACTTTATCAAAGTTGGCAATCAATAAGCCTAATCCAATTGCCAATGCACCAATTCCCGAAGCAATTAATGCACCTCTTAACGTAGTAAATGCTTGTAATACCTGAGTTTTAATTACTAAGGCTAAGTTTTTGAAGCCATCGATTGAGCCTAAGATTGTATTTAATCCTTCAGAAAATGCTAATGCTCCTTGAACTTTTAATAATTGCTTTTGAACGTTTTCTGATTCGACTCCAAATAAAGCCAATGCACCTTGCGCTCCAGCAAATGCTCCAGCAACTCCCTGAATTGATTGACCAAATGCTTTAAATTTTGCATCAGGATTAAAGGCATCAATGGTAGCTTTAGCATCGCCAATACGGTCTTTTAACTCGGCTGCTCTTTTGGCTGCATTCGCTATCTCTTTAGCAGAAGCGCCAGCAGTATTTTGTAATCGTGCTAATTCTTGAACCGATTCTCTTAATTGACTCCGTAAACTTCTTGTGTCCGCTACTAAATCAATACCAACCTTTGCGTTTTCAGCCATCTTAATCGTATGTTAATTCAATTATTCTTAATAATTCCACTTTAGTCGTTTGTGGTATGCTTGGGTTGAAGTCAATAACTTTATTTAATCGCCATAATGCGCCATCAATATAAATTAATTGAGCAAAGTCAAGTGAATAAATATCTTGTACGGTTAAATATAAATAGCAACTTAATAGCTTACTATCTTTGCTTATAATTTCGGCTATATAAGAATCCCACCAAACATTGAATAAGTTTGCCGATGGGAAAGGATTTGTTAAACTAAAATAAACTTCCTTAGGAACTCCAAAATTAATATCAGTAGTTGGAAGAATCGGGTCATCTAAATGTCCAGCATAACCAAAAGTAGTTAATCCCGTTCTTAAATTTCCTTGAGTTCCCGTTTCTGTCAAAGTTCTAATTGCCCAAGCCGTTGCCGTAGTAGATTTTTTAAATAACATAATACGAATGTTATTATCTTTTCTTTCTTCTAATCCGTTTGTTTCCTTATATAAATTGGCTCTTAATTTAGTATCATTTGAATCCTTAGTTAAAATACTTGGACTAAATATTACTTTTATTTCGCTTCTATCCTCAGCAAATTGATAGCCAGTATCTTCTTTTCTATCGCCATAAGATTCGTTGTATTTCTTATTATATGCCTCATTGTAATAGTCATCATCCTCAGTATAAACGTAATCGTAATACCTTGCATTTAATTCCGACATTGGTTTAATAGAAATCTCCTTTGAATAATCTACCTTATCAGACCAATCAATTGAATCGGCTATCGGGTCAGAAAGCAAAAGCAATCCCGTAGTATCTCCAGTTTCTCCGTGCAATAATAATTCGCCTAAATCATTAGTCTTTAAAAATCCAGCACCCGTTCTATAAAATTCAATATAAGGTTCAATCAATAAATGAGTTGTTTTTTGTGGGTCTTCAAAAACATAAAGATTAAACATTCTACATATTGAAGCAAAGAAGTCTTTTTGTTGTATGCCTTTCGGTAAACAATGCTTCATTGTTATCTTTTTATCATATTGAGCATTAGCTGATTGAGCAAAATCTGCTTCAAATTCTAATTTTAAATCAATAGGACATAAAGTAGAATAAGCCACACCCGTATAAAATATGGCTTCAACTACAATTGTATCTAAATTATTTAATGATAAATCAATTATCCAATCAATAGGTATATTTTGATTTTCAACACCTTGAGTAAATGATTCGGTAATAATGTTCGTTCCCGATTGCTTTACATTTATTGTAAATGTACCTGGACTTGATAAAGTAAACCATCCGTAAAGTTTTAATTTACCAAGAGTTCCACTCGTTCCACCAAATGTATAAGTCCTATAATCTGCCGTAGTAAATAAAACTAAATTTTGGGTTAAATTAAAGGTAACATTATCAGTTTTACCCACATCACTACCACTTTCGACACAAATCGTTGATTCTAAAAGCAATAAATCTTTAGTTAATTGCTCAAGATTTGCCTTATTATTGGGTATTATTAATGTCTTAAAAAAAGGCGTATCAAAAAAGGCAGAAGTATATGTATAACCTGAATTTAAAATTATTTTATCTACAATTTCGTGGACAAAAAACGCTGGTCTAAAAGCATTCAAATGCCAATCGTGTCCAGTATTTGTATTTGGATGCCTACATAATCCATAATCAATTAAAGGATAAACTATTCCAACTCCACTTGCTACACCTGAAGCATCCCAAGAATTTACAACATTTGTTTCGTTCCATAATTGGTCATAAATATTAAAGTTATCCATATCCTCAAGCAACGAATTACCAATTGCGGAGGAAAATCCACCCAATTCCCCAAATACTGCACATTGATATTCAATGACTCCATTCTGAATGGTTATCTCCAAAAGGCGAAGAACTCCCTTAAAAACTTGAATCTTGTTGACAAATATCTGACAATTCGCTTGCTTGGTTGGGTCAAAATTATAGCCAACATTAGTTGCAGTAGGGTCACTAATACCGTAATTATTGCCACTGGTAAAATTGTAAATATGACCAAACACTTTATTATTGTTTGCGTTACCAGGTACGTTAATCGTTTTCGAATAATTCGTATTCCTCGATGAAAAGTCTTTAATGTCATCTATTGCATAGTTTAATTCTGCTCCTAAATCTTCAAATAAATCTAATCGTTGTTGCTCAACTAATATTTCGGTTATCATTATCTAAATTGGCTATATTGTTTTTGACCTAAATCAAATTGAAGTTGGTAATTAAATATTTTATCTGAAGTACTAACTTTCTCTTGATAGTTTGTATCCTTCATTATTATCGGATAATAATCACTTGTACCTCCATTAATCAAATGCAAATAAACCTCATTAGAAGCAAGCAATTCCGAGCCAAGAGCATAATCTATTGCTGATATATAATCACTCGTTACAAGGTAACTCCAATCAATTTGAGTAGCTAATGCTTGCACTCCACCAAAGTGAACTCCTGAACTATTTTTAAAAGCCATTGATGTTCCGCTTCTTTGATAATCAGCAGTCTGATAAGTTGTTCTTTTAAAACTTTTTTGTTGTCGATTAAGTAATCTAAAACTAAAAGTGTCATAACCTCCAAATTGATTTTGAAAAACTAAATTGATAGGGGTAAATCTTGGCGCACAAACTTGTTTTATTGTCATTGTATCTGAGCCAATCGTTACCTTGTAGCCATACGTTGCATCGGTAATAAATGAACTACCTAAATAAGTATTTATTGCCGTAGGACTTAAATCTAAAAGCAAAGAAGAAAGACTTGATAACGTTCCACCAGTTGAAGAACTTCCACTATTGCTTCCATCCTCATTTATCTTTTGAATCGTTGCCGTTACTGCTGATAAATTTGCATTGAAATAAGTAATATAAAACTTTTCCCCACTTATTACTTCGCCAGCAGTCCTATCTCTTGTAGTTAAAAACTTATTTGCATAGGTAGAAATCGAAGTTCTAAATGGATTTAAAGAATAGTTCCATCCTTTAGCATTTACCGAATCTTGATTTAATATTGGCTCTTGCCCTAGCCATTCTTCTCCGAATTTAATCGTGTAGTCAACGAATAAGAATGAGCCAGCATAGTGTAAGAGTGAATTTCCTGATGGGTTAAAACCGCTTCCAAGATAGTTTCTGACAATGGGAGCGACATCAAGTACACCATATCCTCCTGAGTCGGGGAAATTTTTAAGTGTGGCAACGATTGAGCCACCAATTTGTACATCAAATACATATTTAAAAGAGGATTCTGTTTTTTTGGTTGAGTTTGCTATATGCCACAGACTATCGTGAGCCGAAGTATATGAATCAGGTGCGGTAATACTTGTAACTGCCATTATTTCTTAAATGTTTGTGTAATCGTTAATGCTATATCTTGTCCTAATGCTTGAGATAATTTTGCTTTAAAATCTTCTCCAAATGCCTTTTGTTCATTGTCATCAAAGAACCCAACTCTTGCAATACCTCTTTTTTTAATATTTTTAGCCGTATTAGATGCCAATTTCCTTAATTTAATTTTTGGGTCTGCAACATTTGAAAGAGTCTTTCTTTTTAATTGCAATGGGGTTAATCCTTTCCTTTGGTCTTCGTTTCTAATATAATTCTTATGCCTTAAATACCATTGAAGAATTGCCTCAACCATATTTTTAGAAACTTTTAATGTTCTAAATTTATAAGGCAAATTTGGTTGACCGCTCTTTAATCCTTTTACTCCTTTGTTTTGGAAATCATAATATTCAGAAGCTGGATTTGATTTATCGTATCCAATAGTCAATGAATATTTATTTCCCGTTTTTTGAATAGTTGAAACCGAAATATCACTTAAATTACCCCTATCAACTTTCTTTTTTGCATTTATTCTTTGTTGAGCCAAACCAATAAACTTAGTCGCAGCATCGTACATTACTTTTTCAACTGCATTTAATTTCAATGCACCTTTCCCACTTTCTCCACCTAAATCAAAATCTTGCCCTAATGCTTTCTGTGCTTGCTCAATGCTTGCCATATATCTGTTTCATTTGCTCTCTATCAAAACTATTCTTTGCCTTGATATAACTTAAATCGTTTAATGCTTGAATCGTTGGCAACTCAAAAGCATCTGCTAAATTTATTCTTTCGTGTTCGGCAATGATGGTAGCCTGGTAAATCCATCCATAACGTTGCATAAAGCCATTATCGTTACTTCTGCTTCTAATTTCTCCATCCCGTTCTTCATCAACTCCTCTTTCAAATAATCCTTTAAACTCGTTATCGATTCGCTGAATACTTGACAAAAAAAAACCACACTTCCGTAAACAGATTCAAAGCTTCCTGACAATAAATCTTCGGCATATTCCTCGTGCTTACTTGCATCGTACTTAGCTACCTTCCAACCTCGCCAGGTCAACTTCATAGGCATAACCATTGAAGCAGCAATCTTATGCAAGTTGTTTATAATGTCATCCCCAAAAAACTTAGTTTCCAAGTATCTTGAATACGGAATATTACGAATATCATATACGCACCTATAACGCTTTTTACCAATCTTAATGTAATCATTTGGTTTTGGGATTGGAGCTGACTCGGTAATAAATGTAATTTTCTTTAACTGCTCATTTAATTCCTTAATACTTAAAGAATCAATTTGCGCTTCGGTTTGATATGTTAAAATCTCTAATGACTTTACTGCAATATCCAATTCAGTTAAACCCTCTCTTTTTGAAAGTAGGTTTTGAATTTGTTGCCATTGCCATACCGTGACATCTTTCCAGTTCATATTTATAAATAGCTAATTAAACAAAGTTGTATCTGCCCGTTCCTGACTTAAAATCAAACTTGCGCCAAGCTAATGCTAAAGCACAAACGCAGTCATCCGTAAATCCCGTAGGTGCTGAATACTTTACTCCGTGTGATGTATATTGATATTCAAAAACTTCTAACTCATTTTTAATCATTCCTTCAGGATAATGTACCCGCTCCTGATGAATTGCCACTTGAAGACCAAGCATTAATTCTTGCTTGCTTTGGCTTGTAAATTTAAAGCCTTCTATGTCCATTCCTTCCCGTTGTAATTGCTCGACTATTGGGTCGCCTACTCCAGTGCTATCAATTAACATTGGTGCTTTTGGTAAATTGCGAATTATGTTCTGAGTTGATGCCCAATCTTTTTGAAATCGGTCATAATAAGCCACATTGCCACTATTATCTAAACCGATAATTACAGTCCAATCTGAATACTTTGCCAAATCGACTCCGTAACATTTAACAATATTGGTAGATAAGTCCGATGTACACTTCCGAATTGCCTCGCTTCCAAATGGATTCGCAGCGTTCTCCGCTGGATTAGCCATGTACTCTTGCTCAAATACTACATTTGGCAATTCACTTTTAGCAGCATCTACCTCAGTCTTAGCAATAAATGGATTATCATAGGTACTAAACTTAAAACTCTCCCACTCACTACTTTCATTTAACCCAT